TTCAAGGTGGGTGCTGGCTCGATCTCCGCCGGCGACAATGCGCTTGCCTACTCAGGTCTTGAGCTTGAGGCTGGCGATGTGGTCGTGGTCCGCAATGCTGGCGGCTCCAGGCGCAACCTGTCTGCGCGCGTGCTCTCGTTCGATGCAGGCGTGGCGATGCTCGACACGCGAGCCGAGGCCACGGTTGCCAACCAGGTTGTCTCGGCGCCGAGCTACGTCGTCCCGGTCGAGGACGGCGAGAAGCTGATGGAGATTCACGCGCTCACGCGCCGCGCAGATGGTGTGCAGCTCAAGGACATCCCCGAGGATGTGCTGAACGATCGCCAGCCCGGCTGGCGCTTCGAGCTGGCCCCGGAGCCGGAAGCATGGACGCTCGACTTCTACCGTCGCCTGTACCTCTTCCGCGCGCCAGACATGGCCGGGCAGGGCATCACCGCCGATGTGGTGCTGACGGTCGAGCAGGGCGCAATCGGGATCCCCGATGCGCTCGCCGACGAGTGGGGGCACGTCATCGCCGCCGGCGCCGCCGCGCGCCTGCTGATGATGGGTGGCTCGCCGTGGGCCAATGGCGACGTGGCCATGATCCAGCAGCAGCTGTACCGCGATGGCCTGTCCGATGCGAAGTCGGTCGCCCGCCGTGGCCACATGCGCTCGGTTCGCACCGCCGCACCGCAGTCCTTCGGGGGTCTGCGATGAACGAGGAGGCCAAGGCCATCAACGACTCGCTGCAAAGCGTGGGCTGGCTTGCCGTGCTGGGCGGTCTTGTCGGGCTGGGGCAGCTGCTGGCCAGCCAGGAAAAGCTGACCGCACGCATCGTCATCGGCCGATTCCTCTCGTCGGCCGGGATCGGCGCAGCTGCCGCGCTGCCGCTGGCGATCATGCCCGACATGCCGTTCGGCGCACAGCTGGCGCTCGCTGCCGGGCTGGCATCGCTGGGTACGTCGGCACTCGAGCGCCTGGTGCAGCGCGTCTTCAACATCAGTTAATCAGTGGATTTAATGGGCAAAAATCGCCGCATTCCGCGCGAGCACGTGGAGCGCGCCGTTGCGTTCATGGTCGATAACCCCCAGCTGTCGATCCGCCAGGCGGCGCCGAAGCTGGGGATCGACGAGCGCACGCTGCGCATCTGGCTCAAGCGCATCGCACCGCAGATGGGCATCGACGTGTCGGTGCTCGACTATCGGTTCAAGGGCGCACCGGCGCCGAGCGTTCCGGCTGCCGACGAGATCGTGCAACTGCGACGCGAGGTGATGGCGCAAAAGGCGCGCCTGGCGCAGCTTGAACGCGAAGAAATGGACACCGCGTTCGTGCGCAGCCGCATCCTTGGCTTGGCCGAGCAGCCGCCTGCGCCGCCTGGCTGGCTGATCGAGCCGGCGCGCGCCGGCATGCACGGCGTGCCGATGACGCTGTGGAGCGACTGGCACTGGGGTGAGGTTGTCGATCCCGAGCAGGTCAATGGCGTCAACAGCTTCAACCTCGAGATCGCCCGAGATCGCGCGCACACGCTGGTCGAGAAGATCATCCACATGACCCATGACCACATGGTCCGGCCGCAGTACCCCGGCATCGTGGTCAATCTCGGCGGCGACATGGTGAGCGGCGACATCCACGATGAGCTGTCCGTTACCAATGACGCGGAGATCATGCCGGTGGTGGTCGATCTGTTCAGCACCTTGATCTGGTGCCTGGACACCCTGGCCGGCGTCTTCGGTCGCGTGTTCGTGCCATGCGTCACCGGCAATCACGGCCGCAACACCAAGAAGATTCGCAGCAAGGGCCGGGCCTACACGAGCTTCGACTGGCTCGTCTATGCAATGCTGGAGCGCCATTTCAAGGATGACGACCGCATCCGATTCCTTGTCGCGCCCGGACCCGATGTGCTCTACAAGGTGCATGGGCACGCCTACCTGCTGACGCACGGAGATCAGTTCTACGGTGGCGACGGCATCATCGGCGCGCTCGGCCCGATCATCCGTGGCGACCATCGCAAGCGGTATCGCTACGGTCAGCTCGGCCAGAGCTACGACACGATGCTGATCGGCCACTGGCACCAGTACATGCCGCTCGACACCGTGACCTGCAACGGCTCGCTCGTTGGTTATAACGAGTACGCCAGCGGACGGAACTTCAAGTTCGAGCCCCCGGCACAAGCCCTGTGGATTTCCCATCCGACCTGGGGCATGACCTTCCGCAATCCGATCTACCTGGAGCGCCCGGCCGAGCACAGCCAGCTCGCGCCCTGGGTATCCTGGCCCAATCAAGAGGTGAAGCATGCTGCTTGAAACCCTGGGCGGCTCGCTGCTGGGCGGCCTGTTCCGCCTGGCGCCCGAGGCGATCAAGCTCTTCGATCGCAAGAGCGAACGCGCCCACGAGCTGCAAATGTTCAAGGAACAGGTCGATCTCGAGAAGACCCGCAGCGCGGGCAAGCTCCAGGAGATCGGTGCTACCAACTCGGGTGCCATCGACGCAGCCGCCATGCAGGCGTTCGGCGAGGCGATCCGGGCGCAGGCCCAGCCCACCGGCGTGAAGTGGGTTGATGCGGCAAACGCGATGGTGCGCCCGAGCGTGACCTACATTCTCGTGGCGCTCTATGTCGGCACGAAGGCCAGCGTCGGGCTGATCGCCTACCAGGCGGACGCCTCGCTTCAGCAGCTGGTCGATGCCTTGTGGGGCGTGGATGACCAGGCGCTGCTTGCCGGCATCCTGAATTACTGGTTCCTCGACCGCACCATCAGGAAGCGCGGGCTGGCATGAGCAAGCCGTGGGAGCCGCTGTTCGTAATACCGGACAGCGGCATCGAGATCGTCAAGCGGTTCGAGGGGCTGCACAAGGTCGTTTTCGTTAGGCCGACCGTGACGGTCGCGCCCTATCTCGATCCTGTCGGCATCCTCACGATCGGCTACGGCCACACCGGGCCGGACGTGGTGCACGGCATGCTCATCACAGAGGCCGAGGCCGAACAGCTGTTGATGACGGACCTCGCCAGGTTCGTCGAGGCATCGCTGCGCCTGTGCCCGCGCCTGTGGATCGAGCCGCCCGACCGGCTGGCCGCCATCGCCTCTTTCGCATTCAACCTGGGTGCCGGCCGGCTCCAGACCTCAACGCTTCGTCGCCGCGTCAATGAGGGAGACTGGATAGGCGCGCATGCCGAGCTGCAACGCTGGGTCTATGCAGGCGGGAAGAAGCTGCCTGGGCTGATCGCACGCCGCGCCGCAGAGGGGCAGCTGTTGCTCAACCCCGCATAAAAGAAGGGATTTATGGCAGGAATTTCGATCAAGGCAATCAAGGGCATGGCGCCGCGCGTGCCCGAGCGCGCGCTGAACCCGTCCGCGTCTGTGTTGCTGCGCGATGCCGACTACAACGCGGTCGAGCTGCGTCCGCTGCCGGCACCCAAGACGGTCGCCGCCGGCGCACTCACCAAGGCCGGCACCATGAAAACGATCTACCGCTTCGGCTACGAGAGCCCGAACGAGGCCGAGCACTGGTTCCACTGGTCTGAGCGCGTGCATGCGGTGCGCGGCGCCTTTGCTGGCGACACCGAGGAGCGAACCTACTTCACTGGCACCGACTTCCCGCGCATGACCTACGCGAGCGCAGCGCTATCTGGCGCGAGCACGGACTACCCGGTTGTCTCATACCGGCTCGGCGTGCCACGCCCGAACGGGACCATCATCGCCTCGGTCGCCAATCGCGCGATCACGAGCATCGAATGGGGCGGCGGAGTGGCAACAGCTGTGTGCGAGGAGCCGCATGGGCTTTCCACCGGCGACAAGGTGAAAGTGGAAGGGGCGGTGCCGATCGAGTTCAATGGTGAGGGCATGACCATCACCAAGATCAACGACACGACGTTCAGCTTCGAGCCAGAGAAGGAGCCCGCCGGAAATGCGACCACGCCGGGTGGCTACCACCTGGGCGGATTGATCGAGCGCCGGGCTTACGCCGTGTCCTACGTGTCGGTCAAGGACGAGCGCGGCGCACCAGGCGGCGTGGTGCTGGTGTCATGCTATGCCGGGCAGGTCGTGACGCTCACGTTGCCGACGCCGCCGACCGGCCCCTACAACCTCGCTACCGCACTGATCTGGCGCACGGCGGACGCATCCGACGAGACAGTGTATCGCCTGGCGGGTGAAGTGCCTTTCAACGTGACCACCTATGTCGATCGCGCGCTGTTCGACCAGCTCGGCGATCTGATCGACTGCCGCGAAAACCTGATGCCGCCCGAGGCGCTGAAGTGCCTCACGGACGGACCCAACGGCATGATGGCCGGCATCGCTGGCAACGAGGTGTGTTTCTGCATCGGCTACAAGCCGCATGCCTGGCCGATCGCCTGCCGCTACACCCTCACCGAGCGCCCGGTCGGCGTCGGGCAGTTCGGGCAGTCCTGGCTGGTGCTGACAGAAGGTTCGCCGCGCATCTTCACCGGCATCGACCCCTATGCCATGAGCGAGGAGGTGCTGACCGGGCTGCCGTCGTGCGTGTCCGAGGCGAGCATCGTCGAGGTCGCCGGCGGTGTGGTGTGGGCCTGCAAGGATGGGCTCGCATTCTTCGGGCCGGATGGGTTCCGGCTACTGACCGCCGAGCAGTTCGACGAGGACAGCTGGGCGACCTACGCCCCGGACACGATCATCGGCGGCGAGTGGCGCACCCGCTATGTCGGCTTCTTCACCCGCGCCGACGCCACCCGCGCCGGCTTCATCTACGACTTCGCCACCAACGACTTCCGGGAAACGAGCGTGACGGCCGACGCCGTGTTCTACGACCCGGCGCTGCGCGAGCTGTACCTGGCGCAAGGCGATGACGTGCTGCGGTTCGCGGGCGACGACGCCAACCCGCTGCCATACGTGCGGATCTCGCCGCCGGTCGAGACTCCAACAGCTGTTTGCCCGTCCTGGGCGAAGGTGGTGGGCTCGAAGTACCCGATTCAGCTCGAGGTGATCGCCGACGACAGAAGCGTGCTCGACATCGCGGTCGCCGACAGCGCGCCCTTCAGGCTGCCGGGCGGCTATCGCAGCAAGCGGTTCCGATTCGTGCTCTCAGGCATCGGGCACTTCCAGTCCGCGTTTCTCGGGCAGACGGTACGCGACCTTCAAGGGACGATTGAATGACGACGAAGATTGCAGCCATCCCGCCGCTGGATGGCGTGAAAGACCCCGCGATCAAGCGGGTGCTCCAGTCCATCAAGGACATGCTCGAGATCCGCGACGGCCAGCGCAAGAGCCAGGACGGTCTCGATCGCTATGTGACCTTGCGTGAGTTCGCCGATGCCGCACAAAGCTCCGGCATTGGATCCGCGTACCGTGCAGGAGCGGGTGGCGGCTTCAGCCTCGGTGGGCTGTTCGGGCAGATCAACAACGGACTGTACGACAAGCCGGACCTGTCGCGCCCGCCGACGCTCTCCGTCCTTGAGGCGGATGCCACGATGACCACCGTGGCGCTGCGCTGGGATAGCTGGACAAGCGACCTGCGGCACGGATTGACCGAGGTGTGGCGGGCATCGGTGGATGACATCGGGCAGGCCGTCCTGGTAGGCACTGCGCCGGGCGACATCTATTTCGATGGCGTGGGCGAGCCGGGCAGGACCTACTACTACTGGATCCGTGCGATCTCCCGCTGGGAAGGTGCGCCGCCAGGGTTCTTCAACGCGACGCGCGGCACAGCTGTTACGACGACGATCGACCCGGCGCAGCTCATGCCCTACCTGGTCGATTCGATCAACGAGAGCCACCTGGTCGGTGCGCTGCGCACCCGGTTCGATCTGATCGACGGCGCAGATCCGAACTCCATCGCATCGCGCCTACTGGCAGAGTCCGAGGCTCGGGTTGGCGCAATCGCTGCGGAGACTGCTGCGCGTGTGGCAGCCATCAATGCAGAGCGCGATTCCCGAGTCCAGGCGCTCGCACAGGAGGCGATGGATCGAGGCGCGGCCATTTCAATCGAGACGACGGCCCGCCAGTCCGCTGACGAGTCGCTGGCGTCGCAGATCAACACGCTGACATCCGCCGTCGACGACAACGCAGCCGCCATCCAGACCGAGAGCACCGCTCGCGCAGATGCAGATGCGGCGCTTGCTGAACAGATCGCGGTGGTGGCCGCCACCTCGGATGCCGTCCGGTCGGCCACGGCGGCGATGGTCGTGCAGGAGGCGCGCGCTCGAGCTGACTCGGATACCGCGTTCGCACAGCAGATCACCACGTTGTCGGCTGCGGTCGAGGATAACGCCGCCGCCATCCAGACCGAGAGCACGACGCGCGCCTCGCAGTACGACGCACTGGCCGAGCAGATCACGCTGGTGTCGGCGGGCGTTGGCGAACAGTTCGATTTCAAGCAAATCTGGTACTTCGACGACGGCGTAGACGGCTGGGCAGGCAACGGCGCCCCCACCGTTTCGGCAGGCTGGCTGCGCCCCGCGAACCACGCAACCGACCCCTATGTGGAGTCGCCGACCGGCCTGGCGGTTGCAGCAAACCAGCACAACCAGATCCGTGCCCGCATCCGCAGGCACGGCACGCCAGCCTGGGCGGGTCGCCTATGGTGGAAGCGCACGACGGATTCGACATGGGATGCCTCACGCTCGATCACGCTCGATGAGCCCGTCTATGACGCGAACGGGATCGGACTGATTTCCGCCTCGGTTGCTTGGTCTGACACGATCCATCAGGTTCGCCTCGCCCTCTCGACCGGGCAGGATGCGACGCACTACTTCACCCTGGACTGGTTTGCGGTGGGTCGCCCCTCGCCGGGCGCATCGACTGCGGCGCTGGTCAATGAGGCGACCGCGCGCGCCACTGCAGACACGGCGCTGACGAACCAGCTCAACAGCCTCGCATCGACCGTGACCGGCAACTACGGCACCCTCAGTGCCGACATCACGAGCGAAGCCACGACGCGCGCCAATGAGGATGAGGCAATTTCTCGCGCCGTCGATCTCGTCGCAGCAACCGCCGAATCCGTTAGGGCTGCCACGGCCGCACTCGCGGTGTCCGAGACTATCGCGCGAGCCAGCGAGGATGAGGCATTTGTCTCCCGAGTCGACACGATCCAGACCACGGTCGATGGCAATACCGCCGCGATCCAGACGCAAGCGACAGCGATCAACGGACTGAGCGCGCAGTACACGATCAAGCTGCGCGCCGGCGGTGCGATCGCCGGCATCGGCCTGGCCGCAAGCGACGACGGTGAGGGTGGCGTCACCTCCGAGGTAGCGATCGTGTCCGACAAGTTCTACATCGCTCCGCCCAACAGCGAAAGCAAGGGCAGCAGGGTCTTCGCGCACTACGCCACTCCGACCACGATCAACGGGCAGAGCGTGCCTGCCGGCACCTACATCGAGTCGGCCTACATCCCGTATGGCGTCATCAACAAGCTGCACTTCGACAAGGCGACCGGCAACAAGATCATCGCGGCCGATGCCACCTTCGGCGACGTGCTCGCCGACACGATCAAGGTGGTCAACGCCAACATCGTCGGCGAGATCAAGAGCGATAACTTCGTCACCGGCTCGACTGGCTGGCGCATCCACAAGAACGGGGTGGCCGAGTTCTCCAATGCGATCGTGCGCGGCACGGTGTATGCGACCAATGGGGAATTCTACGGCACCCTGAAGGGCGGCGCCGCCACGAGCTACACCGCTGGCACCGGGCTTTGGGCTGGCGATTACGGTGGCACCTACGCGCTTCGACTTGGCTCGACTTCGAGCTACATGCGATGGACGGGTGCGGCCATCGAGCTGCGCGGCACGATCACCATCACCGACGCGAGCGGCAACGTGCTGCTGTCCTCGGGCACCGGCGTGCCGTGGGACCGGATCAGCGGGAAAACGGGCCTTGCAGCAGTATCGCAGATTACCGCAAGCAACGCCTCTACATACATCGCCAACGCCGCTATCGGCGCTGCTCAAATTGGCTCGATCAACCTCGTCGGCACATCGAACTTCGCTGTCAAGACCGCAGCATCAGGTGCGCGAATGGACATGGATTCGCGGCGTATCAAAGTCTTTGACGCAAGTGGCGTACTGCGCGTTCAGCTTGGAGATTTGACGGCATGAGTTACGGACTTAGGGTTTGGAACGCGAGTGGTGTTTTGCAGCTTGATATTACAAATCGCATATCGAGAATTCATGGCACGTATTCTTATTCGATTGCTGCTGGATCAAACACAACGATAAGCGTACCTGGCATATCAACAGATGGCACATGGATTGCTTATGCCCCTTTCGTGGCCTGTCTTATTTCGTCAGGGAGCGTTCAGATAACAAATAACTCAAGAGAAGCAGTTAGCGGCTCGCTAACAGTAATGAGGGCGTAATGGCTTACGGACTGCTTGTTAAAAATTCTTCTGGGTACATCCAGATTGACGATAATTATTCAAACTACACTCTAATCGCCTCTGGAAGCGTGACGATAAGCGCGTCGTATGACGACTCCATTAAAATTTCCACAATCAGCTTTCCCTCTCAATCTTCCCCTGTGTCTGTATGTATAGGGAATACTGGCTCCGCGTTTGTTGCGTGCGTATCAAGAACATCAACGTCGGTCGGTTTGGTTGCAAGTGCCACAGTAACGATTTCTTATAGGATTTACGGGCTTATTTCAGTAAACCCAGGAACGACATCTGGTTACGGGCTTATTGTAAAGAATGGTTCTGGTGGGGTCGTATTTAATAGCAACCTTCCATATATGCGAATCGGCCAGATAACTACATCAACTGTAGGAAATGCAACACTCCCTACCGTGACGCACGGTTATGGGGCAAATTTTGTCGATATAACAAATACAGGAAGCGGTATTTATTTGTTTATTGCGCAATACATAGAAGAGAACTCTCATCTTCAAGGCATAGGAATTAGAGTTGCAAATGGGTCTTGGACATATGGAAAAGTATATGTTCGAGCGTTTGTTGGACTAACCGGCGCTGGTGGGGGTGCATATCCAAATAGACCAGTGCAAGCTATGGTACTCGCCGCATGAAGAAATTTATTTTTGTAGATTCATTTGGAAACCCTCAATACACCGCTTCTCCAGAAACCGATGACGCTTATATTTCTGGAGAGGTATATGGAGATTGCACATGCTTTGAAGTGCCTGTTGATCTGGATGATCTTTTCATTCTATCGAGGTGTTATGTTAAAGCAGGCGCATTAAAAGAGCGCACAGAACGGCCTGATTTTCATGAATGGGATATTGATTCAGAATCCTGGCTGCCCAACCTCGACGCGGCTCGATCCGCCAAGCTGCAAGAAGTCTCCGCAGAACTCAACCGCAGTCTCTACCTACCCTGCAACGGCTTCGACGCCGACAAGGTTTCCCGTGAGCGCATCAGCGGCATGATTGGCCGCCTTCAGCGTGGGGATGGGCTTCCTGCTGGATGGGTCGGCTGGCGCGATGCAAGCAATCAGCAGCAGTGGACAACAGACGACGCAGCAACAGTGCTTGCGAACCTGACGGCCCTGTCTCGAGCGATTGAGGATCGTGAGCAAGCACTCCTGGTGGCCACATGGCAGCACAAAGCTGCGATCGCCGCGCTTTCCGACATCGACGCGATCCTGGCCTACCCCGTCACCGATGGTTTGCCAAATTAACGGCTGTTGCGAGTGATAAAATACCAGTTGCGACACGCAAAACAGGAATGAACAATGCCAACCCCTAAGAACTGGATTCTCAATGGCGCCACGGCTGGTCAGTGGAATACGCTGGTCACACAGGAAGGCGCGGTTCTGTCTGCCGTCCTGATCGCCAATACACTCGCCACGGAAGCGACTGTGCAGCTTCGCCTGGCTACTTCGGCAGGCTCTACTCTGACCACGCTACTGCCTGCCCACACCATGAGCGGCTATGGAGCAGACGTGCTCAATCTCAAGTCGCTGGCAATCGGCGCAGATCAGCAGCTTCAGATTTACGTCGGTGAGTCCGGCGTCAATGCCGTGGCAACGGGGGTGCTCTGATGGCTGAACGTGCATTGCCTGTCACGATCCTGGAGCCTGCCTGGATCGACCCTGATCTGCTTGATCACAGCCTGAGCCTGCGGTTTGACCTGGGCCAGTTCGATGAACGAATCACTTTCACCCGCAACTCGTCCGCGACGTACTTCGGCAGCGATGGTCTGCTGAAGACGGCAGCGGCCAATGAGCCGCGCATCGACTACGACCCGGTGACGGGTGAGTGCAAGGGGTTCCTGGTCGAAGAACAGCGGACGAATCTGCTGACGTACAGCGATCACATTGACCTGTGGAATAGAGCTACGGCAAGCACGCGAATCTCTAATGCCGAAGTCGTTTCTGTCGATGGCGTGCTGCGCATGTACAAGCTGGAGTCGATCGATGGTTTGCTTGCGACTATGTACAACCAGCACACATTCCCTGTGACAAGTGGGAAAACATACGTAGCTTCCTTGTATGCAAAGCAAGGGAACTTTAACAGCATCGGAATTACATTCAGGAACACGAATGCCGCCGGATGGCAGACTGGGACTATCAAGCTATCTGAGGTCTATGTTGCGGATACGTCGACTGGTGCGTCTTGGAAGTTTGGCGGATGCGATCACGTTGGCAATGGTATTTACCGTGTGTGGGCGTATTGCACTGCGGATCAGGATCATGCTTTGGGAGGTATTGATGTCCGAATTTCATCGGATTTTGGGGAAACTCTTGTCGCAGGGTCGCACGTTTTTATTGGAAAGGTTCAGTGCGAAGAGGGTGCATTCCCCACCAGCTACATCCCCACGCCTGCCGTCTTCACCTCTCGCAACAGCACAGGCACCTACTTCGACAGCACTGGTGTGATGAAAACGGCTGCGATCAACGAAGCTCGTTACGATCATGCGCTGGTTGATGGGAAATGGGTAAGTAAGGGATTGATGCTTGAGGGAAGCAGCACGAACCTGCACCTATACTCAGAAAATTTTAGTGCTGGGTGGAGCGTGACTGGTGAGGCAAGTCTGGTCGGTGCGGCGGCGCTTTCCCCTGATGGGACGCAAACAGCCGGATCATTTTTGTGTAACACCACAAACAATGCAACGCGCCGTCTATATGCAAGCGCAAACATCACCGTCACACCAAGCACTGCTTATACAGCAAGTGCATACATAAAAGCTGTCAATTGGGATTGGGTTGGAGTTGGACTTGCCTTTGGGACGGGATACATCACGAATTGTGTATTAGCTATGGTGAATCTTTCTACAGGTCAAACAACGCTTCAATATGGCACATCCGTAAAGCTCAGTGATGTTGGTAACGGGTGGTATCGCGTTGTAGTTACAGGAACAACGCCAGAGACTATGACAGGCGCTCGTTTTTCTTTTGTACTTCTTGATGCAGATGAAAGCATTGTAAATACAGCGATTGGTGTAGTCGGGGCAGGTATATATGTTTGGGGCGCGCAGCTTGAAGTCGGCGCTCAACCCACCTCCTACATCAAGACCGAAGCCGCTGCCATCACTCGTGCCGCTGACCTTTCCACAAGCAGCGCAGCAACCCGCGCCGCAGATAGCGCAGTCATGACGGGCGAGAACTTCTCTAGCTGGTATCGGCAGGATGAGGGGACGATAGTTGCTGAATTTAATGAGTTGCGTGTTGGTTCAGGAGTAACTGGAAATGCTGGTGTATTTGATGTACGGCAATCTGACAAAGACCCAAGTAATACAAGGATGTTACGCGGAATGACCGCAGGCAATGGTGACCTTAAACTTCAAATTAACGATGCTAATGGGATTTCGTACAATCTGGTGGATGCTGGCGGGACGTTAACCTCTGTAAATCAATTTGGAAAAATGGGGTTAGCGTACAAATGGGGCGACAGCGCGGTGGCGTCTGAACTAGGGCTGCTATCAGCAGACAGAACCCTGGTTGGCTCAACAGCCATTGTGGCCGGTCTGATGTATATTGGCGTGCTGAATAACGGAGCGCAGTTTCATTCTACGCGCCACATCAAACGCCTCACCTACTACCCCAAGCGCCTATCCAACACTCAGCTCCAAGCACTCACCCAATAAGGACCGCCATGAAACGCATCATTGTCGCAGCACCTGCAAGCATCACGCTCGACCAGCTCACCACTGAGCAACAGCTTGGCCTCGAAGCTGTGCTGGCTCAATTCGTCATGCCCATGCCAGGGACGATCCAGTATGGCGGGCAGCACATCATCGACTGCGTAATGAAGGACAACTTCGATCCGCAGGCCATTGCTGACCTTGGGTTGCCTTTCACGATCATGGGCTACTGGACCTGGGATGGTAGCGGCGCTGTGCAGACTGTGACCCCGCTCGACACAGGGTTTATCAACTTCCTGCCTGATCGTGTGACTTACGACGAGGAAGTGAATGAGGTTTCCAGGCTTCCGCCTGCGCTGCATCTGCCGCACTCGTGGGCAGGTTGGCCTGCGCTATGAACCGCACGAACTTCGAGCACCTGTGCTATGCGCTCGCAATGCAGGCTGCAATCGGCTGGCTGACTGGAAATTGGTGGGTCGGCGCTGCAGCGGGCGCCTTCTTCTTCCTGGGGCGCGAGCACGCCCAGGTCGAGTACAAGTACATCCAGCAGAACGGCGGACGTAGGCACGAGACACCAATCGCGCCGGAGCTTGCCGCCTGCCATCCAGGTCTGTGGAGTCGTGACGCCATCCTCGACTTCGCAATCCCGGCCGTCGGCGTCGTAGCCCTTGGGGTGATCGCAGGATAACAGCTGTTGCGTCTGGTATAATAGAAGTTGTACCGGGCGCAACAGATGACCAACCCCTCGAAGACAATCCTCTACGACCAGCACGCGCGAGTCGGCCAATGGGTCGCAGAAGGTGCGGGCATTCCCTGGCGCCCTGACATGCGCGCGCTCGGGCTGGAGCGAAATGGCGAGCTGATCGCCGGCACGCTCTACGAGGACTTCAATGGCGCGAGCGTCATCATGCACCAGCGCAATGCTGGCCCCGGATCGCTCACGCGCGCCTTCGTGTTCGACTGCTTCGCCTATCCGTTCATTCAGCTCGGATGCTCCGTCCTGATCGGAGTTGCAGTGTCGAGCAACCATGCCGCAATTCGCATGAACGAGCACCTGGGCTTTGAACGAACAGCTGTTATCGAGGGAGCCCACCCGAGCGGCGACTACATCATCTTCACGATGCGGCGCGAGCAGTGCCGCTTCCTCACCTGGGGCACACGCCTATGATCCACCTTCACCAGCGATTCACGCTGCATCGCCTGGCCGGCGCAGCTGACCCGTTCCGATCTCCGTACAACGGCGGGGGCAAGGGCGGCTCCAAGATGCCGGACCCGAACCCTGGGCTTTTCCGTGCGGCCGATGTGTCCGAACGGCTTGGCATGGCGTACCTCGAAGAAGAGAAGAAGCAGAACGCCATCCAGAACGAGCGGGCCGAAGTCATGGACTCGCTCACCGAGCAGGTCGTCAATCAACAGCTGGGCATCGCCGACCGCAACCAAGAGCTTGCCGAGGAGGACATCGCCTACAACTGGGGCACGTTCCGTCCGGTTGAGCAACAGCTGGTCGATGAAGCGGCTCGATTCGGCACGACGGCCGAGCAGAACCGCCTGGCGCAGCAGGCCGAAACCGATGTGGTGTCGGCCTACGACCGTCGCCGCGCATCGACGATGGACAAGCTGCGCCAGCTTGGCGTCAATCCGGCATCCGGCAACTACGCCGCGATGATGGCCGACATGGACATGGAGCAGGCTGCCGCGCAGGCCGGCGCTGCGAACCGGGCGCGAGCACAGGGCCGCGACCTGGCGTTCGCCAAGAAGCTCGACGTGGCCAACATGGGGCGCGGGCTCGCCAGCCAGGCATCGACCAGCTACGGCATCGCGCTCAACGCGGGCAACTCCGCAGCCGGCAATCAGGCGCAGGCGAACGCTTCCTACAACCAGGGCGTCGGCGTTTCGCAGTCCTACGGACGTATGGGCATTGGGGCCATGCAGGGCTCGGCCAACATTTATCAGAACGCCTACAACTCCCAGCTCAATGCCTGGGGCATGCAGCAACAGGCGAACGCGCAGAACTCTGCTGGCCTGTGGGGTGCGGCCGGCACGCTCGGCGGCGCCGCTTTCGCTGCATTCTAGTAACCACGGAGATCAAGCAATGAGTTTTGGTGTTGGTGTCGGCGCGTTCGCGCAGGGCTTCGTTGGTGGTTACAACGCCGTCCAGAGCGCCCAGGCAAGGAAGCAGGAAAACGAAATGCGCCAGCAACAGCTGGAAATGCAGAAGGCGCAGGTCGAGCAGCAGAAGGCGTACCAGGCCGACCTTGCCAAGCTGTCTGAATCCTTCACGAAGGAGAACACGGTTCAGGCCGGCGTGGATGACATGGGCAAGCCGGTCTTCACTACGAAGCCCATGAGCTACGAGCAGCAGATGCGCTATGCCGCCGCCGCTGCCGACGTGTCGATGCGTCACATGAAGCTCGACCCGAACCAGTACATGCAGATCGCCAAGGTCGTCGAGGAAGCGCGCAAGGAAGGCACGATGGATGCCATCAAGGCAGCGCACGTCGGCGACCTGGACGGCGCGCTGTCCGCCTTCAATCGAAGCGGTCGCAAGCTCAACCGCGAGGACATCGTTGGGTTCGACCAGACCGAGGTTGAGCTGCCCGGTGGCGTCAAGATGCCTAGCCGCGTGATTCGCATGAAGGACGGCACGGCCATCAACACCGCCGAGTGGCTGATGAAGGGCATGGCGTTCGAGAAGCTGTACGAGGTTGGCGCACGCAAGCAGGAGGCCGAGGCCGGTCGCCAGCATGAGTCGATGCTGACCGACAAGCGCATCGCCGCGCAGGCTGCCGAGGGCGCCGCCGATCGCGCGAGCCGCGCCAGCATCGCCGCTGCCGATCGACAGTCGCTTGAGCGTCGATCCGGCAACGAGCGCCTGCCGGCCGAAGTCATCGCCGCGCAGTGGTACGCGAACACCGCCACACCCGAGGAGCGCGCGATCTACGAGCGCATGAAGATCAAGGGTGGCGATGCGTTCCAGAAATTCACCGAGGAGATCGCCGGCAAGTACGCCGGGAACATCGCCTATGCCGGCAACCCCGAGGCTGCCGCAAAGGATGCGGTCACGCTCGCCCAGGGCGTCTATCAGGGGTTCGGCATCGGCCAGCCGAAACCAGACCCCGCACAGAAGGCAAAGCCGCGCCCCGTACCCAACGCCGCCTCGATCGAGTTCGCGCGACGCAACTACAACGACCCAGCTGTTCGCAGCCAGTTCGCCGAGAAGTATGGCGCCGAAGCGATGCG